GTGCGCAGACAACGAACTTTCTTTACGCTTCGCACGATCAAGAGAACTTGGCACCGACGCAATTGCTGAGGACGCCATCGCAATACTGGACACAATCCCCGAGAGAATTGACGGCGGAAGGATGGACTCAGCGTATGTTCAGTGGCAAAGGAATCGCGTGGAGTATCGACTCAAGCTGCTGGCAAAGTGGAACCCTAAGCGTTATGGCGACAAGACAATCCTGTCTGGCGACAAGGAGAACCCCATCCAGACCGAGTCAACGGTGAGCGTACTCGACGCAGCCCTGCTAAATCTGGAGCGCAAGCTGCAGGTAAAGAATGAAGAGTGAAGTGTTCTCCGAGAACACTTTGGCGGACTCGCTTGAGCTGTTCAAGAGCGACGAGTTCCGCAAGACGTACCTAAGCGCTCCTGAGGTTAATCGAATTGCATTCAATTGGCGCCTGAAGTGGCTGTCGACTGCTCACCCCCATCAGATCACACCTTCTGGGGACTGGTACAACATCCACCTTCTATTAGCAGGCAGGGGGGCAGGCAAGACAAGGGTAGCGTCTGAACAGATCGGATGGTGGGCGTGGCAGATGCCTAATAGTAGGTGGTTGGTCTCCGCCCCCACGAGCTCGGATGTCAGGGCTACCTGCTTTGAGGGTGACTCTGGTCTGATCAGCGTGATCCCTCCTGAGCTCGTGGCGGACTACAACAAGAGCTACCACGAGATCAAGCTGATCAATGGCTCGTTGATCAAGGGGATCCCCGCGTCAGAACCAGAACGATTCCGCGGTGGTCAGTATCATGGCGCTTGGCTCGATGAGTTAGCCGCGTGGGACTACCTGAGAGAGGCGTGGGACATGATCCAGTTCGGCGTGCGTCTGGGTAACAAGACGATGATCTTGGCTACTACAACGCCTAAGCCAAAGGAGTTGATCCTCGAGCTGATTGAGCGCGATGGCGAAGACGTCTGCGTTACAACTGCTTCGACCTACTCTAATATAGACAACCTCGCACCGAGCTTCAAAGCGCAGATCTTGAGCTACGAGGGCACCAAGATAGGACGGCAGGAGATCTACGCCGAGATCATCGATCCAGAGGAGAGCGGCATCATTGTCAGGGACTGGCTCCGCCTCTGGCCTGCCGAGCGGGCGTTCCCCGAGTTCGAGTACATCCTGCAGTCATACGATACGGCGTACACCGAGCGCACGACAGGCGATCCCACCGCGTGTTCGGTCTGGGGGATATTCAAGCCGCTTGACCGACCGCTGTGCGCGATGCTGATCGACTGTTGGTCGGAGCACTTAGCGTACCCTGACCTTAAGCCAAAGCTGCTGGAGGACTACACGGCAGTCTACGGGGAGCCGGGCAAGCGGGTCGACTTAGTGCTTATAGAAGAGAAGGCGTCAGGTCAGTCGCTGATACAGGATCTGGGGCGGGCGCACGTTCAGGTGCGGGGCTACAACCCCGGCAAGCTCGACAAAGTCCAGAGGGTGCACCTAATTAGCAACATCATTGCCGCAGGACGCGTCTACGTCCCTGAGTCGACGAAGCGCAAAGGCTACGTCAGAGACTGGGCTGAGCCCTTCGTGCAGCAGGTCTGTTCGTTCCCTGAGACTAACCACGACGACTACGTCGACTCGATGTCGCAGGCGCTGCGGTACCTGAGAGACGTAGGCTTCCTAGACATTGACCCCGATCCGCATTATGATGACGACGATTACGTCGACGACTCTCGCATCAAGCGAGTCAACCCTTATGCAGCGTGACGCCAATGTCTAAAACCTCTAAAGCCTTATCACCTGTGCTGACCGCCTTTGAGCGTGCGAAGCAATTGATCGAGGCTGAGAAGGCGGCGAAGCAAATCCGCAAAGCCCAAGGCGGCATGGTTGACTCCGCCCCCGAGGAGGCGATCAAGAACACAATCACTGACCCCCAAGCATTTAAGATGCTCGACATGGATCTGGCTAACTTGGCGCTGATGAACCAACCGCAGCGCATGGCGGGCGGTGGCATCATACATATGGGCAAGGCAGGCGCCGTCACTGACGCGGCATTGGCGCTTGAGAAGGCAAAGAAGGCTGCGGAAAAGGCTGCTAAGGCAAACCCCGCCCCCTTGCCACGCGCCCCAATCAAGACAGATGAAGAGATCATGGCAATTGCGCAACGCATGGCGCCGCAAGTGCGTGGTGAGTTCGTGCGCAATCCAAGTGGAACGCAAGGCGTCATGGGCTTATCTCACAAGCAGTGGAAACGTGAGCAAGGGCTCGTACATGATATCCGCGATACTAGACCTCTTGAGGAACCGCCAGTCGTTGATTACAAGGATTTGCGAGGCGAGGTGAAGGTTGGGATCAAAGGCGACCCAACGCTGACGGACAAGACGATTCATGCTGTTGACAACAACGTGTTGAGGGAGCCATCACCGCAAGAGGGTGGTTCAATGTATGGGGTCAATAGCCCTGCGGCGTGGGCGTCTGGACCAATCCCCGCGACTACGGTGTCGAACTTGTCGAGGAATGCATCACGGCAATATGGCAACGTGCCGTCGTTTGCAGAGTATGTCAAGATGGGCAACAATTCTCATGCGTACGCCGTCCACGTCAGCGATGCACTCCTTCAAGCTATGCATCCAGAGCTTATGACAAAGAAGGCGCTGAAAGGATTCAATCAACTTATTAAAAATGGCGACCCAAATTACGGTAGGTTCCCTAATTGGGCAGGAATTGAGAATCCAGAAGAAGCCTTCCTGCAACTTGCGGCGCATCCAGATCTGCGTCAAGTTTTCTATAACACCGCAACCATGCCAACTATTACTAATGCATTTGGCATGCCCAATGGCTTAGACGTAGTGCATGCCACGCTTGATCCAAAATTGCGCAACTTAGAAACAGGCGCAACAGGAAGAGCGTTAGTAAGGATCGACCCAAATGTTTCTAGTCTTCCGCTATCGGGGCACACGACGTATGAGCGGGACATTCCCGGTCACACCTTCGGACAGACCAAATTCCCCATGCCTTATGAGCTATCGTTCCCAGACACGCTGAAATCAATTAAAGAAAACCCCGCTCAAGCGTCGCAAGAGTTTGGCAGCTTCGGGATGGTTGGACCGCGCCAGATCATTGATGATCAATTCATCGACGAGATCAATCGCTACAACCAGATGATGGACGACCTCCTTAAGAAGAAAAATGGCGGCGCCGTCCACATGAAAGACGGTGGCGACGTTGAGCTACCCACTGGCGGTCTGTCGCAGGAGGTGGGCACCAACCCCCTGAGCATCTACAACCAGAACTTGCCTAAGCCTGAGATGCGCCTGCACGCACGGCGCAAGAGCGCCCCCGATGGCGAGCCGAGCACGATGGAAGTGGCGCGACAACTAGGTATCATGGCGAAGGAGCAGGCAAGCGAAGAGCTGGACACCCTGAAGGCGAATCCTGTGCGTGGCACCCTAGACATCCTTAACCGTGGCATGGTCGCAGGCAACGTCGGAGCGCCTGTCGACATAGTCAACATGGGGCTGCAGGGCGTCAACTACCTGACGAAGAAGGCAGGGCTAGGTGGCGACTGGGCGTCTGAGAAGCCAGTGATGGGCTCGAAGTGGATCGAAGACCACATGGATAAGCTTGGCTTCACGTCAGACAAGAAGTACCCCATGCTCGAGCTCGCAGCCAACTTCCTGAACCCCGTGGGGATCACCGCGGGGGCGGCGAAGGCGGCGCCAGTGGTCGGCAAGAACGTGCTGATGCCTTTGGCGGAGAAGGGGCTGACGATGTATGAGAGGGGGCAGTTGACGCCCGGCTTCAAACCCACCTCCGAAATGTTTATGGGCAGCAAGTCCCAAGGCGCTGACCTCGCAGCCCGCGACAAAGCCAAGGCACGCCTCGCAGCAGGCGAGGATCCCGCGCTCGTCTGGAAGGAGACAGGATGGGCAGCACCGCCTTACGCGCCTAACGACCTGCGCTACGAGATCAGCGACAATCCCATGACCACGAGCGCAACTGCTGCGGTTGGCGCCAAGCTCAGCAAGCACGACAAAAAACTGCAAGACTTGCTGTTCAATGACCCATACGGCAAGAGCCCTCAATTATTAAGAGAATCAAAAAAAGGCGTTGGAACAATTGCCAAACTTTCAGGCACGGTCGGCGATTACGTCGATCACCCTGAGTTCTTTGCGGGCTACCCTGACTTCGCAAAGGACATCAAGTTCAAGACCCTTGGCGCTAGAGATGCAAAGAACTTTTACGGCATGTTCAACGCTGCAAACAAAGATCTGTCAGCGAATGCAGCGCTATTGCATACAAAGCCAGAGAGGGCGCGTGAGACGATTCTGCACGAGTTGCAGCATGCGGTGCAGGCGCGGGAGGGGTTTAACCCCGGCGGCACTAGCAAAGGCATTGTCGACTACCCCCACGCATTCGATCCTGTTACAGCGCAAGCCCGACAGGCACTCTTCGACACCGCAATGGCTGACACTGGTCGACTCGGCGACCTATACAGGAAGAAGCAGGCAGGCGTGTTGCCCTTCATGGAGAATCAGGAGCTGATCCATCGCATCAAGGGCATGCCTGAGCACACAGCGTATCAACAAGCAAAGACTGATTTCTTCGCGAAGGGTACGCCAGACGAGCTATACAAGCGCTTGGCAGGTGAGGCTGAGGCTCGGATGACGCAGAGCCGCAAGAATCTGACGCAAGAAGAGCGCCTTGACCGTTACCCTTACGATCCTCAGCGCTTTAAGAACGCGACTGGCTACAACTTGAACGACATCATCGCCAACCCCCCGAGGGGCACCTTCCGCAAAGGTGGCGCCGTCCACATGGAGGAGGGCGGCCAAGCCGAAATCGACCGGATGAAGTACGAGCTAGCGAACCCGTACGGTACGAAATACGAACGGTTTGTTCCGCAGACCAATGCGTTTAGCGTTAACGAGAAGCCTGCCTCTCAAGCATATACAGACTATGAGGTGCCACGAATGAGTGAGTCGGGCGGCATAGCGCCTCTACCTCGCACCATCTTTGATGACCGCATGGGGGAGCTCGAGAAACAGCTTGACCGCGGCGTCAAGCCCGATTGGATGTCAGACACGGACTTCGCTCAGTCGCAGGTCGACCGAGGCCGCGGCGGGGGTAATATCCTAAAAGCCCTCGGCAGCATCCTCTCAATACCTGAGCACTTGACGGGCTCGAGCATGGGGCTTGACCCTATGATGGGTCTGATCGGCAAGACAGGCGAGCTGCACAGTATCCCGCGTGCGGGGCAGTATGCGGCTAGTCGGGTTGCGCCGTTTGCGTCAAAGGTTGACGATATGGTGCGCGAGCTTCATGCGTCAGGCGCGATGCCGCAGCCAGGGTTGTCTATTAAGGATGTGACGCCTAAGATACTCGCCCCCGCCAATGAGCAGGGCTTCTACTCACCGACTGAAGCTGCAGCACTGAACCTGCAGCGCAAGACAGGAAACGGTCAGGCGTTTCTTAACGATCTCATGAAGGGCGAGAACGTCAAGTCTGACGAGATCAGCGGCATGGGGTTGGATACGTTTCTGAAAGACAAGAAGAACGTCACGGCGGCTGAGGTGCAAGACTATATTGCGCAGAACAAGCTGAAGTTGGGTGAGGCGAGTTACGGCACAGCGCCTAAGCTGACGCCTGACGAGAAGACAAGATTAACTTATCTTGATGAAGAGAATCGTAAGTCGCCGTTAGGTGCAATTGATGATCGTCTTGGAGAAGGCACATACACAGAATTGATGCGTCTTGAGAACATACGCGATCGCAGCTCGGTTGATAGCTTGTATGATCAAGCTAAACAAACTGAGCGTCGTGCACAACAAATGCAACGTCAAGGAATGCAAACAGCTGCTCGAGCATTATTTACCCAAGCGAATCACTTTAATGCTCGCGCTGAAGCACTTGATTTAAAAGGGGCAGGCATTCCAAAACCTGTTAAATATCAAGGTTACTCCCTCCCCGGCGGCGAGAACTACCGCGAGGTGGTGCTGACGTTGCCTGACCAGCCCGTAAATGCGCTTGCTGCTTATGCAAAGTACAGAGATGATTTGTATGCAAAATACGGCAAATCTCACTATCAAGTAGAAGCTACTCCTGAAGAGCTAGAAAAATTGTCGGCATTGAGTGAGGCAACATCCGTTGTTCATCCGCAATACCGCTCCACCCATTGGGACGAACCAAACCCCCTTGCCCACCTGCGCATGAGCGACCGTGTAACTGATGGCAAAAAGACGCTGTTGGTTGATGAGGTGCAATCTGATTGGCATCAGGCGGGGCGGGAGCAGGGGTATCAAAAAGAGAAATCTACTGTCGCTAAAAAAGCATATCAAGATTATGCAGGTGATTTAGAGAATCGTTACGTTGATGCAATTCGTGCCGAACTAGCGCCAAATTATTCTGATCCCATAAAATTAAATGACCAAGTCAAACAAGTAACAATGGGTACTGGTATTGGTCAGATGGCAAGATATCTTGGCGAAAAAGATAAATTTACTGATTTATATAAAAACTTCACTCTTGAAACAAATCAAAATCAAAAAGGCGTACCCAATGCCCCCTACAAAGAGGACTGGTATCAACTCGCCCTGCGCCGTGCGGTCAAGGAAGCAATCGATGGCGGCTACGATCGTGTGGCGCTGCCAACTGGTGCGCGTGTAGCTGAACGATTTGATTTGAGTAAGCAAGTTGATCGGATTGTTATTGCCAAATTAAAAGACGGTACGTTCGCATGGAACGCCCAAAAAGACGGTCGCATTATTCAAGATCAAGTAGCAAAAAATGCCAATGATCTTTCTTTATCAGTTGGTAAAGACCTTGCTAGAAAAGCCGAAGCGCAAACAGATATAGGCGCAAACTCTATTTACCAAGGTGACGATCTTAGAGTCGGCGGCGAGGGTATGAAGAAGTATTACGACGAAATCTACCCAAGCTACCTCAAGAAGTTTGGCAAAAAGTACGGCGCAAGCGTTGGCAAAACAACCGTTGACGTTGAGGGCGCAGCCGAACCCCTGCATTACATGGACATCACCCCCGCAATGCGCAAAGAATTCAGCACTGGCATTCATATGAAGAAAGGCGGCAAAGTCTCCTTCGCCAACTCACTAGACGCAATGCGTCACGAATTAACAAGGTCTAAATAATGGCAACTGAATATCCCATCCCGCAAGAGTTTAATCGCTTCGTGCCGCCGCAGGCGCAAGGTGACGATGAGTTTGCCGACACCGCAGAGGTCGATCTGTTTGATCAACCTGAAGTTGAGGAGCAAGACGACGGCTCAGCGATTGTTCGTCTAGATGATGACACGCTCGGACCAGAAGACTCGCCTGACTTCTACGAGAACCTAGCCGAAAGCATCCGTGCGTATGACCTGTCAGGCATTGCGTCTAAGTACATCGAGCTCGTTGAGAAAGACAAGGACGCCCGCGAAGGTCGCGACAAGCAATATGAAGAAGGCTTGCGTCGCACGGGACTTGGGCAAGACGCCCCCGGTGGTGCTTCTTTTATGGGTGCCAGCAAGGTCGTGCACCCCATCATGGCTGAGGGTTGCGTAGACTTCGCCGCCCGCGCCATCAAGGAGCTCTTTCCGCCTGACGGTCCCGTGCGCTCAAAGATTCTGGGCGAAGTCACTGAGCAGAAGACGATGATCGCCGAACGCAAGCGCGATTACATGAACTACCAGCTGACCGAGAAGATTGAAGAGTACCGCGACGAGGAGGAGCAGTTGCTTACCCAGTTACCGCTCGGCGGAAGCCAGTACATGAAGATCTGGTATGACGAGAGTAAGAAGCGCCCATGCGCCGAGTTCCTGCCAATCGATAACGTGTACCTGCCCTTTGCCGCGGCGAACTTCTACACCGCAAGTCGCGTGACAGAGGTCAACGACATCACGCAGGACGACTTTGAAGCTCGCGTGTCATCAGGTCTGTACATTGACTTGGACATCTACCGCGCAAGCCAAGAGCCTGAGGAGTCAAAGCCCGAGAAGGCAAACAACAAGATTGAAGGTCGCAACAGCGAGGCCGACAACATTGATGGTGTGCGTCGCGTCTTCCACATCTACACTTGGATGGAGCTCGAAGACGACAAAAAGAGCAAAGGCGAGCGTGCACCTTACATCCTGATGATCGATGAGTTATCGTCCGAGGTCGTGGGCTTATACCGCAACTGGGAAGACGGCGACGAGCTCATAACCAAACTCGACTGGATCGTTGAGTTTAAGTTCATCCCTTGGCGAGGTGCCTATGCAGTTGGTTTGCCCCATCTTATTGGCGGTCTGTCTGCTGCTCTTACTGGCGCTCTGCGGGCTCTGCTTGATTCTGCTCATATAAATAACGCCCCCACGATGCTTAAGCTCAAGGGCGGCAAGGTCTCAGGGCAGAGCATTGTTGTTGAGCCAACACAGGTCACTGAGATTGAGGGTGCGCCGGGCGTGGACGACGTGCGCAAAATCGCGATGCCGATGCCGTTTAACCCACCCTCTGCCGTGCTTATGCAGCTCTTAGGCTGGTTGACCGATGCCGCCAAGGGGGTAGTGACTACCGCCGAGGAAAAGATTGCCAATGTCACAAGCCAAGCACCCGTGGGCACCACCCAAGCACTCATTGAGCAGGGCGCCGCAGTGTTCTCGGCGATTCACGCACGGCTGCACACAAGTCAAGCGCGAGTGCTCAAGATCATCGGGCGTCTCAATCGTTGGTACTTGGATGACAACCCAGACGAGATGAGCCAAGAGCTAGGCGTCACCTCGAAGGACTTTGAGAAGAACTCGGATGTTGTTCCAGTGTCTGATCCCCACATCTTTGCTGAGAGTCAACGCTATGCTCAGGTACAGGCTCTCGCCGCACGCGCGCAGGCGAATCCAGACTTATACAATCGACTGGCTGTTGAGAAGCGAATTCTTAAGCAGATCAAACTTCCTGATATCAATGAAGTGTTACCTGATCCGCAAGACGTTAAGGAAATGAACCCCGCGCTTGAGAACGTCGCCATGACGCTTGGTAAGCCCGTGGGCGCGTTCCCAAACCAAGAGCACTTGGCGCATCTACAGGTTCACTTGGACTACGCCAAGGACCCTATGTACGGCGCGAACCCGATCATGGCACCCGTATTTATCCCCGCGATGCTCGAGCACTTAAAGCAGCACTTGACGCTCTGGTACCTGAATTCAATGGATAAGTACGCGTCCGACGCGCTAGGTGAGCCGTTTGATATCCTGAAGGTGCAGCCTGTCATCCAAGAGGCTCAGAAGTTGCTCGCGGCGAGCTCGCAGCATGTTCATCAAGACACGCAGCAGCAGTTTGCAGGCGTCGTGCCTGTCATGCAGCAGATGATCCAGACAATTCAGCAGCTTAAAGCGCAGCAGCAACCTACTGATCCATCAGTGCAGGCGCTTGTGCAGACCCAGATGGCCGAGACTCAGCGCAAGGCCGCAAATGATCAGGCTCGTTTACAGCTTGATGGCGCAAAGCTGGCCGCAGATGTTAAGGCCAAACAAGAGAAAAACGTCGTCGATGAGCAGATTAAAGCAGCCGAGCTCACGCACGACATCAACGTGCTCACACTTGAACAGCAACACGAGATGCAACGCCAGCAGTTACAGGCACAGCAGCAGCAGCAACTTCAAGCGCAAGCCGCGCAACAAGCAGCACAACAAGCAGCACAGCAATCTCAACCTGAAGCACCACCTCAAGGAGTTTAATCATGTCGGACGCAATCTCGCAGCACAAACGTATGGCAATGGGCGAGTCTGTGCCTTTAGCCAGTGGTAAAGCAGTGATTCAAAAGTACGCCAAGGGCGGCGCGGTGATGGCTGAGAACGGCGCAGCCAATCTACCCGCTAAGGGCGGCGCACTTAAGCCAATGAAGGCAACGGGTGCAAAAATTGCCACCCTTAAGAACGGCGGTATGCCTAAGAAGGGCATGGGCTTGACGATTGCTATCGCTATCCCAACGCGTAAAGCAGCGGGCCGTGGTCGTTAACCCAGTCAGCGATCTGATTGGCAAGATTAAGGAGCGGCGCTTAGAGTTAGCGCTCTCCCTTGCTGACGGCTACGCAATCAATATTGAGTCCTACCACCGCATGGTCGGAACGTATCAGGGCTTAGGTGAAGCCCTAGACATACTCGACGACATCCTGACTGAGAAGGACGAGGATTTGTAGTGCAACCGCGCCGAATGGCGCTTTTAACCAAGTGCCGAATGGCGCTTTTAGGAGTGAGTATGAAGGACTTTGAAACCCTCGACGAGGCGTTCCCGCAGTGTGTGCACGGCATCACGCCTCTTGGTGCCCGAGTGTTGTTACAGCTCAAAAGCGTCAAAAAAGCAAGTAAAGGCGGCATCATCTTAGTAGAAGAAACACGCGAAACTGAGCGTGCGCAGTCAATGATCGGAAAGGTCTTAGCACTTGGCCCGATCGCATTCAAAAACCGTGACACTTTATCTGAATGGGGCGAAGGCATCTGGTGCCAAGTCGGTGATTATGTGCGCGTGCCGCGCTGGTCAGGCGATCGGTTCACAGTACCCAACCCAAATGACGCAGAAGACCAAGTTTCACTGCAAATCTTGAACGATTTTGAGTTATGGGCAAAGGTTGACCCTGAACAAGTCTTAACTATGAGGCAATTCGTATGAAGCAATTGAACGCTATTGAAGTTCTCAGCGAACATGAGCGAAAACGTAATCATGTGGTTGCAATCCAGACAATGCTACTTCAACAGATTGGAGTAGTAGAAAAAATCATGGAAAACAACTCAGAATACGTTGTTTCTCCGTATTGTTACAACGCCTGTGCAGGGTTATTTGATCAATTAAAACTTCAAACCTTTGCCGCTTTCATGGATCACGGGGGTTGCGCACCTATGATTCCTGATGGCGTTGAGCCCCCCCAAATCAGAATCATGCACGGAGAATAACCTATGAACCCGACAGAAAAAATGGAAATGCAGGTCGATGAGGAGCAAGACGGCTCCGCGATTGCCCAATTACCCGAGGGCGAAGCCCCTGAGCCAGTTGAACTTGCCGAGGGTGGCGAGGTCGAAACTAACGACGGGCTTGACTCTGACCCCGATCGGGAGCAGATTCGCGCCGCTCGACGCGAAGAAAGACGGTTAAAAAAGCAAATTCATCGTGAAAAGACTAAAGAATCTAGTCACCTTATCAACAATTTGCGCACACAGAACCAGCAGCTTTCGGAGCGCTTGGCGCACCTTGAAAAGCGCACCTCTGGGGCAGAATTAGCCCGTGTTGACAAGGCAATTGACGACACCGAGGTGCAGATCGAGTACGCAAAGATGAAAATGCGTGAGGCGGTCGCCAATCAGGACGGCGATTCGGTAGTAAAGGCGCAAGAACTGCTGTACGAGTCGCAGCGCAAGCACGAATCCTTGAAAAACATCAAGGATCAGGCAACGCGGCAGATGTCGCAGCCACCAAAGCCCACGATGAACGTGCCAGATCCGTCTGTTCAGCGCAACGCCGCGGAGTGGATGGAGCGCAACCCGTGGTACGACCCACAGGCAAAGGACATGGACTCTGAAATTGCTCAGCGCTTGGACAAAAAGCTCACTGATGAGGGCTATGACCCATCTTCGCCCGATTACTGGGATGAGCTCGATGACCGTGTCTCAAAGTACTTGCCGCACCGCACAGGCGGTACAGCACCGCAACGTACTTCTACACAACGCCCACGCATGACGGGTTCAGGGCGTGAGTCTGCGCCAACTGGGCGTGGTAACGAGTTCAGGCTCTCTGCTGACCGCGTGCAGGCAATCAAGGACATGGGCGCGTGGGACAACCCCGATCAACGCGCAAAGATGATCAAATCCTACGCAAAGTATGACCGTGAAAATAAAGGAAGGAACTAATCATGGATAGCCGTTTAAAACGCAGTGCCGGTGAGAGCCGCAACAACCGCACCGAGCAAGACGCATCGCGTGCAGCACCTGAGGAGAATTTTCCGATTGTGCGCGAACGTCGTCGTGCACGTAACGAGTTTCAGCAAACTGTGCTGCCAAACATCCCAGAAATCCCCGGATTTCACCTTTGTTGGCTTGCTACAAACAGCCAGTACGACCCGATCCATCGCCGGTTCTCGCTAGGTTACACGCCTGTGCGAGCCGACGAGATGCCGGGCTACGACATGTATAAGGTCAAGGAAGGCGATCAGTCTGGCCACATCATGTGCAACGAGATGTTGCTTTGCAAGATGCCGATGGACATCTACCAAGACATCATGCTCGAGCACCACCACTACCAGCCGATGGACGAGGCCGACAAGATCCGCGTCGACCAAGAGCAACTTGTGAGCCAACGCGACCGGTCAGGTAAGGCCGCGGGGAGTATCGAGGGTGGCTTGCCAGATGAAAGTAACGTTAAATTGCCACACTTTAGTTAACTT